TCGTTTACCGAACTCAATCCGGTATTGAGATTATAAAGCCCGCTCAGGGCCCTAATAGTCTCAATTTCCATAATACGACCCTTCCAGTCGCCGATTTTCTCGGTTGCCGTCTTGGGCCAATCCTCGATCATAAGCTGCTGGGTGTACGGTCCGTTAACGCCGGTAGTGTGACCCCGCTCGTGGATCTCAATATCGAAGTGGAAAGCGTCATACGCTTCCATGATATCCGCGGAATTGAAGTCATCACCGCCACCATGCCCGACCAACGGTCCGGTCATCGGCATCCGAACCTTATTTCCCCGCATAACCTCCAAATCTTTATGCACTCTGATACAACTGTCAACACCCTCCCCAATCAGACCGGCACGAGCGAAAAAGTTATGCTCCAGCGCATACTTATAGAACTTTTTCGACCATTTCATCGGCACATTGGGACTGGTTGATGCTCTTGTTTGCCTTGCCATTACGTTTTCCCTTCTGACAAGCTAACCGGTTACGAATTAACAAAACTATCCGCCATACTTCCCAACTGGTCATCCTCTTCAAAAACTTTGGATAACGATGGCGCGTCGGCGGGGTTTTTTGGTGTTGGTTCCGGTTTATGCTCGTCTAATTTTTCTTGAGAGTCATCTGTTGGAGTAACGACAGAAACGACAGACAGGTAGGGACACCGTTCGAGACACAGATCGTAAAGCTTTTTTGCCGGGTCACTGCTTTTTAGAACAGCTTGACTATCTTCCGGTTTGAGCCAGGCGGCTCCGGTTTTGGTTACCGAATCATAATCCAGATTCTGACCCATACTTTTCTGATCGAACCGCTGGCGGGCGTCAACTTCCATGTCGCTATATTGCTGTTGGCGAATTAGTTGGCTATTACGGGCGTACTCCCGTTCTTTCCATGCCTCGCGCTGTAATTCCAACGTTCTTACCTCGGCCGGCATCATAAGATTAAAGTCATCATCATCTACCGCCAGATACGGATCCGGATCGCCGGGATCCAATCCCTGCCGTCCGGGTTCCGGTTTCGCTGGCTCATCCGTCTGCTGCTGTTGTTGCTGACCCGCAATTTGCTCTTTGAGCGCCTTGTTCTTTTCACGCTCTTCATGCAGGGCAGCCAAAGGGACCATCTTCGTTTCCGTTTCCGGTTCCTTTTCTTCGGTTTCGCCTGCCTTTTCCGCAGCAGCCTTTTCTTCAGCAGCCTCATCAGCAGTCTTTTCTTCAGCAGCTTCGCTGTCCGGTTTTGTTTCGCTGTCCGGTTTTACTTCCTGTCCCTGAACTTCGGTTACTACCTCTGTGTTTTCTGTCGATCCTTCTTCAACTTGTTCACTCTCATCAGTTACAAAACTTTCAATATCCATCACAATACTCCTGCCTGATTAACAGTCAGACTACCGGGCATGGCATTTACTCCCGCCATGAGGGATGGCCCGCATTTAATAACCCGATGCGGTTTCGGGAACACGACTAACCCTGCCGTGAAGGGCAATAAAAAAAGCCCTGCCTGATCCGCAATTGCAGATCAGTACAGGGCTTCGGTTTTTCCGATTATCCCAATATTCAGTTTTTATTTGAAGCTATGCAATCCTTCCAAGGCTTTCATTATTCTCTCATCTAGTTTCTCTGTGTATCTATTTTGCACAAGCTTATTCTTCCTTTGTGCCACCTTGAATATCTTATTGCGCCACCATTGCTTATGCCCATGCAAACATCCGGCGAAAAAACTATCTTTAACAAAATACTGGTGAGTCAATTTAGCCCATCGATTAAGCATATTTTTCGTCATTACATGATTCCTTTTTTGCTATGCTACTTCATAAGTGTTCTTGAACGTTTCCAGGTCAAATACGAAGAAATCACCGTGGCTCACCTCTACCATCCAATCGCCAATATTCACATCCATAATCCCGATCCGTGTTTCAAGCTGTGCTTCCCACATACCCTTTTTCGGTCCCGATTTATTCGGCATGACTATCAGCTTCGGACAGAACGCCTGGGCTTCGTTGGCGTTCAGACCGGTCCACTGTAATGCCCGGGCTGTCTGTGTTTTGGTTTTATATTTCTTGGCCATTATTTTGCCTCCGGTATTTCTCTATAATCTTCTCCCGGTCCTTAACCCCCATAAATTGCAGGACTAGCATGTTTAACTCAATATCACACTCGTTACATACCCCCGCCCATTGGTTGTCAAGAGCGCATATTTGCCATTGGTGTACCGATGGTGCTCCACACCTTTCACACGGCACTTTTGATATTCCACGTTCTGTATATGGCTTACGTCTCATCCTGCCCTGATATCCTTCTTCTTCGGCTGTGAGGTACTAACGAACTTGGTACTGACAAACTTGCCAAACGCAAAGTTATGACTCACCTGCCCGAAATGTGGAGCCAGACCTGCCTTCTCAATAGCCTCACCATGCGCATCTAACTTATCCATATATGCCTCATGGTCCGCTACTATTCTCTGATGCTCTTCGATTATCTGTTCAGGTGTCATTTACTCCAGGTCCACCAATCCATTGCGCAGCGCCTGCCGGGCAATCTTGACATTTCCTTCATTTCTGCACCGTAACGCCAGGGGGAATTGTTGCCGCTCCGGGTACATCTCCACCAGCATTTCCACATTATCGTACAATGTCTCAAAGCCATCGTCCGCCATTTCGCAAACCGACTTGCTGAGTGCCCTGATCTCGGTTCCCGTAATCGGTTTTCCGCGCATCTCTGGTGATATCGGATTCTGCTTTACGAGATTGGCCATTTCATCTTTTCCAGCCTGCGCAAGTGCTTTCATGCCTGGCGAAAGTGGCGCCGGAACTTCTCGGGGCTTCGGTACAACCGCCTTAGCCTTCTTTTGTTCCTTAGCCTTCTTTTGTTTCTTCGCCATTGCTTAACTCCTTAAATATTTATGCAACTTGTGGCGTTTCCACCGACATACTTTCCAGTTTATCAATAATATCATCTTTGGCATCTTTGGATAATCCGGTTGCCCTGATGATATGCGGTAAAATTATTTCCGGCGGCATCATATCTTTTATAGAATCCAACGCGAATAAATTACTCATTTGGGTTGTCGGCGCGTTGGGACTCTGCAACACGACAATACCATATCTCCCGGTTCGATATGCCCTTACCAATTCAAATAACCTTTTCTTCGCCATTTCGATTGCCTGTGGTTCTGCCCACTGCTGATATTGAGCCATTTGCTGCTCATACATCCCCATAAACGCTTTTTGATTATCCGGTGCCAGCATAGCCAACATCTGTCCATTGGGTGCAGTCGGCGGCGGGTTCTGCTTGATAATAATCTGACGCGCCTCATTCAATATATCATCGGTCAGCAATTGCTCATCGTCGATTATGCTGCTTATCTCCTGCTCGGTATAAATATCGGTCCGCCGAATCATTTCCGTCATGGTCTCATATAATATCTGCGTACTATAATCGAACCGATCATATATGATCTGGTTGGTACTCATCGACTGCTTGACCTTCTCGCGATAGAGCTTGCCGGACTCCTGACGGCTCGGCTCATATCCCCGGCTCGAACCGGTTACCCCCGAAATCTCTTCGAGGAAATTTTTGCTGATACCCTGTAATTGCACATGGCCGGCGGATATCGGTTTGGGTAACAATTGTTCGAAGAAACCGCCACACTTATTCTTTTCGATAACCATGTTAGGCGACGATCCATACTCTCGTAATATATCACCGTAGCCAGCATCGAGCTCGTTTACCACCACCCCACCGTTTGCCGTCTGGTTAAGAATATGGACAGCGTTGGTCATGCGCTTATTAACTTCATCCTGGGGACCGATAAGATTATCTTCCATTCCCATATCATATTGAGCTTCGCCCAGCGGTGAATATGGTATCAGCGGAAACAGGCACATGCCGTTAAAGGGATCCTCTTTATGTTCCAAAAGCAAATCACCTATTCGGCAGGTCTTGTGCATTAGGGACATCGGTGTCTTCTCTTTGATCTCGAAAACCTTGGGATATTCGCTGGCTACTTCCTTGATCTTTTCGAGTTTTTGACCGTCGGCTTTCTTACGGGGATCAAACCACCATACTTCCCATTTACGCCGGTCAACCACCATCGTCCGCGTTACATACTCCTTGTAGAACGTCTCGGAATATCGACATCGCCACCTGTCCATCAGATCCTGATCGAACAATACCTCGCTATCCGCCTCATCCACCAGCGTATGACCAAACATATAATCGATAACCCGTTGTGTCACACCGCGTTTTTGCCGACCCAGATAATCTCCGATCGCCGTCTCGATATCTTTTTTCTTGTCCGGGTATAACGCTTGTAAGCGCTGCCGTGAAACGAACTCATGGTCGATCACAAACTGTGCGCCGTTAGGATCGTTAAGATCATAGGTCATACAGCAAGGATCCGACCGAACCGCCAATGACGGCCTCGATCGCAGTATTATCTCGCCGGTTACCGGCTCGTTATCATAGGATATCTCCAGCTTAAACCAACCCAACACTCCCCGTAATCCGTTCAGAAAAACCTCACTCTTAATGAAATCGCCCTTGGAAATATCCATCGTGTGTTTATTGAGTTTTGTTAAAAGTTCGGCAACCGCATCGAATCCGCCCCGTCGCGCTTCGACCTTGGCATCTTTGCGGTTATCTCGCTCAACGCTGGTTAGATAGTTAATAATGGGTAATACCTCATTAAAAGTCAGTAAGGGCTTACCCGCATCGGCATTTTTCTGTTTCTGCTCAGTCGTCCAGGTCTGTAAACCCACATAATACTCGTCACCACGAATGGAACGTTCCTTGAAGTCGTCCCACCGTTCCGACTGTACTACAGCCTGATCGTATTCGATTGATAACTCTAATGCTTTGTCGTCATTCATTGTTAACCCAACAGACTATTAACCAACTCCGTCATAGCCTTTTTACTGGTGCTTACGTGCGATTGATTGTCCTCGTAATCTTCGTGTTGCGCCTCTATTACAAATCCGCCTTCGGCTTTGTGTACATTTACACCTTCCACCTTCGAGATTTTCTTTTTTTTTCTTTTAGTAGGATTCACGCCTTTTGTTTTACTCATTTCATTCATCTTTCTTTCGGTTAGCCGAGTTTCTTGTAGAATTGTTGGAGATCATACTTGGTATTTTCTGCATCATGGGGCGCTGAAGAACTAATCATGCCTGTTTTGTGTGCTACCGCCATAGTCCGAAACGCATCCGAGCCGTTACTGGACGCGTCGTGTTCCGGCTTGGGCGAATATACCGGTCGGGAATCGGTTGAAACCGACTCGATCCGCTTCCAGTGATATTCCGCTAGCGCTTTTAGCCCCTGCTTGCACTTGACCTTATCGAACCAACAGCGATTGAATATCTGCCGTGAAGCCTCTATCCCATCATCCAGCAAAGTACGATTTACCACACTGAAATTTATCCCCATATTCTTGGCAGTATCGAGTCGTGTGGTATTGGTTGTCAACTCCCGCTGGGCAATATCATGCGGGGCAAAATGCTGACCCATCACCCATTCGTTGGCAAGGCGTTTTTCTTCAATCACTTTAATATAATGGGCCAACCCCTCGTTAATCCCTTCGTAATAATCAATAAAGTGCAACTCTGGCCCAACCTTCTGAATAAACCATATCGCCATCGAGTTTCCCGCGCTTATCCCCAGGTCCCAGGCGGTATGCACTACCGCCGCCGACTCTTTGGGCAAACTCTCCCGAATCCGCCCGTCCTCTATCGCCTGACGAATCTCCCTGGCATAAATCGCTCCCTCAATCGAACTCGGTATCTCACCTAACACACGAGATTTAAAGAAACTGCTGTTTTCGCCGTATTTCCGTCGGGCGCTCTCCACATAACTTCTACCAGATACTCCAGGTATAACTTCTTTATCCAGCTTATAATTTGGCGTATCGAGTACGCTAATGGTGATTTGGTTCCATTCGCTGTCAGGCATGAAGCAATCCGCAAAATCTCCATATCCACTGGTCGGATTGCCAATCACTAGAAACCGTACATGTCCGGATGTGATTAGCCCCTCTGCCGCCTCCCAGATTTGGTGGTGCACTCCCGCCGCCTCATCGAATAACACCAACACATGTTTATTATGGAATCCTTGAAATGCCGTGGCGTGTTGGGTCACATTATCCGGTTTCGTAGAAAATCCGAGTGCAAACCACCGGTCGTCTATATCAAGTTTTTTGTTCGTCAGCTTACCCGGCAACTTACATTTTGCGTTGCTGTGTAAGCTGCGAATCTCCCGCCAAAGCACATTTTCGACCTGATTATTTGTCGGAGCGGTAGTAATCACCGTAGCGTCCGGACCATAATCATACAAAAATTCCAACGCTGATGAAGCAGCACCGTGAGTTTTGCTCACCCCGCAACCGGCCTTCACCGCCGTGCGTTTATGGTCCCGAACCGAGTGCATAACTTCCAGCATTTTATCCCAGAGATGTTCTTCTTTGCCCCCCAGTATTTCCGTGTAAAACAACTCCGGATGCTGCCGTAATCTGAGCACCCCCTTTTGAGCGGTTTTTTTAACCTGTTCAGATACCACTTTTGCCCCCTCCCAACCCGCTCAAAACCTCCAATAATTCGGCCTTGGCAGCATGTTCGACTATATCCGTAAACAGCTTTTTATTTCTGCCCAGTAATTCCAGCGCTCTCAGCTTGGAATGGAGCTTGATTTTGGAATAGGAGCCTCCGTCCTCCAGCGGCTGTTCCACCACTTCGGCAATACAGGCTTTCTGCGCTTCGGTAAGTTCATCTAACTTCTTTAATGATATGCCCTTATCACCTTGATCGACAAAATCCGTTATTTGTGAAAAACCCACCCGAGCCAGTTCTATCAGTATCCGATCCGCCTCAATTTCGGTGCGTTTTTCCTGCTTTTTTTGCAGGAGAATGATTTCTTTTTGGATTTCAACATGCTTCAACAGCCTCTGACCCTGCGAATATGCCGATTTTTTGGAGTATCCCGCCCGTTTTGCCGACTGGGTTGCATTGAGGTCTATCAGGTATTCCTGACAGAACCTTTTTTGTTTGTCATTCAACTCGATTTTCTTGGCTGCCATACCCCAATTTTGGCATGATAATCGGGTTTTGCAAATCGCTATGAGTCGGATCAACTCAAAGGACTTGTGATCCAGTCATCAAACCCCCATATTTTCCGCCCGCTATATTGGATTTTGCGAACAATATGGCTTCTTAACATTTGCCAGCTTTCCGGCTCGATTTGGATCGAATATAAGCCCCCGTTTTCTTTGGTTTTTGTGAACTTCAACCCGTGCGCCTCCGCCTCTTTGATTAAGCGGTGCATATTCCTTTTGACAATTTGCATTTCCAGTGCGATTTGACCGATCAGCATTTCACCGCTGACCAGTATCTCCAGGAACTTTTCGTATTGACTTTTTTTCATAGTTCTTCCTTTTTGCACCTGATTTCTTAAAAACGGAACCGACGCGGCTCATCATCGCGCCGGTCCCTGTTGTCTTAATTTTATTCAGATTTCAGAGATCAGATTTTCTGACTTCTGACTTTCTGATTTCTATTTTCGCTGGCATCGTCAACCGTAGCCGCTGGGTTTTTGTTTCGGTTTGTGCTCATTCACTGGTGCCCTATATTCCATCATCCGCAGCGGATAGTCTGCGGTTTCCCAATCGGTCCAGATAATAACACCTTCAGGAGTGTTGATTATCGTAACCACCAAACTGAACAGTCCCATTTGATAGATTATTGATCCCGATGAGTTCATTTCTTGGTGATCCCTGCCCTCAAACTTATCAGCCCCAGCGCTGCCAGTATTTCCAACACACCGTCCGGAACCTCATAGCCAAGTTGTTTCGCCGCTGCAACAATTCCGATAACAATAGCGGTGATGTAGGTTTTCTTACCGCTTAAATATTTAATGATTTTTTTCACTGTTTTATTATCCCAAAAAAGTTTCAGAAAAATCGGTCCGCTAAAGACCTGCTGGCAATAACGCCAGCCCGATAGAAAAACACGCCTTGAGAATATCCATGATAATCGACCGCTGGGCTTTGATCTTCTCGGCGTTGTTAAGATTGATCTCTTTCCACTTCATATCCAGCGATGTCCACATACTGATAATCTCGGCAGAACCCTTACGCTTGAGCAAGGTAGCATAGGCCGTGGCGTAATCACCCAGCAGCATCAGGTTCACCCATGCTTGTACTTCATGGGCACCCATATCAAAAATCGTCGGTCCCCATGTTCGGGCAACTTCTTGCAGTTCGTCAGGAAGTGATTTAATGATCTCCTCCAGAGTGAGAAGGGCATTATCGTTAACGTTTGGTGTTATGGGCACCATAATCAATCACCCCCTTTCTGCCCGTCTCGCGCATCCTGGAACCTTCCCCATACCGACGCCTGCATTTTAAGAGCTTCAACCATCTGCTCTGTTGTAAACTCCGCCGCTTCCGCCCGCCGTGCCGACTCTGTTGACAGGGCCTCTGTTTCATCGAGTAGCTGCGAATATTCCGCGTTCATCCAAACGCCCGAACAGCCACCCATCACCACCACCATCAACACCATCACCATCACCATCAATCCAATACACAGCTTTCGCAGTTTCATACCGCACCGTCCTTTCTGGGCGTTTCGCCCATGTTTAATTCAGGTTACAAGTTACAAGTCACAGGTTACAGGTTCCGCTACTTGCCACTTGCTACTTTTTACTTCCTACCTAGTGTTATAAATTCCAACCATTGCCTCATCGCTTGCTGATCGGCTGCTGTCAGGATAATCGCCATATGTTCCTGCAACGGTTTTTCGAGCATAAGTTTCACTTCCCCGTTTTCCAAATCACCCATTTTTTTAATCGTCAACTCACAGCCACAACCGCGTTGCATACGAAAACGATCATCATCCCCATAATCAATCTCCTCCTCGATCTGATTGGTTTCCACCACATACGCCGGCCGTCCGGCCCGGGCAATCTGCCGCCCCTGCCGCTCGGCATCGCTGTCATCCACCGCCTCAACTTCATGCTCAAAATCAAAGCGACTTCCCCCAGTTAGATGGGAGTTCAGATAACGAAATTTGATTTTGTATTTGGGCATTTCTAATTCGGGGTAAAAAGTTAAAAGTTACAGGTTGCAGGTTTTAGGCTACATTTTCTTTTCGTTCCTGATCCGAATCCGCCCGATAGTTTGCTTGAGCTATCACCTTCGCCATCTTCGGACATACAGAATTACCGATCATCCTTACCTGATTGGTTTTAGAACCGGTCAGATAATAGCTATCCGGGAATCCCTGCGCTCGAGCCAGTTCCCTCGGCTGCAACATCCGCATCCCAATATCTACAATCTGATAATCCTCTCCCGCCACCGTAACCAGCCCCAAGCGGTGCTTACTGGTAATTGTGTGCATCGGTTTATTTAGAGACTGCCCCGCGTTGTTGTTATAATACTTCACCAGAAACGCCCGGACTTCCCCGATATGTAGCCCTGTTGCGGTAACGGTCGGCACCGGCTTCCGCATATCACTGCCGATGTTCGTATTGTAATATTTGGTCAAAAACGCTGTCGTTATTTGGTTCTGTGTCCCTCGTGCCGTAATCGTGGGAAACGGATAATCAATTTCCTTCCCGACCGCACCACCGAAATGCTTGACCAGAAACGCTTCCACCAGGGCAAAGCGGTTTTGGGTATCGAGGGTCTTGATCGGTTCGACTACCTGCTGACAGCGGTCCTCCTGGTTTTTAATCCCGTGATATTTCGACAGGTATGGCTCCACCAAAGCAAAACGGTTTTCTGTCACGATGGTTCGCAGCGGTTTGCCCGCCGAGTAAACCGGGCCAGCCCCGCTAGATTTATTGTCGATAGCGACAATGAACGGTTCCTTTGCTTCGATCACATAACGCTTCAATCCTTTGGCTATCCGCCTTAGGGTGTTTTCCACCAGTGGTTTTTTCCGATCGAATATTGACGGGCACGGTATCGACCAGTCGATACACTCCGCAGCGGTTCGGTAGGGATTTGCCCGCCCCGGTCCGTGTGTCGGCTCCGGCCAGACAATCGGTTCACCGTCGCACCGTGCCACCAAATACAACCGTTTGCGAATCGTCGGCACCCCATAATCCGCCGCTACCAATTCCTTGTATTCGACTTTATAACCCAGTCCTCGCAACCGTCCCACCCACTGCCTGAAGGTCATCCCCTTGCGTCGCTTACAGGGCTGGTCATTCTCATCCAGCGGCCCCCACTCGGCAAACTCGCAGACATTTTCCAGAAGGATTACTCTCGGCTTGACTTTTTTCGCCCACCGAATCACCACCCAGGCCAAACCCCGGATTTTCTTTTTCCGTGGCTTACCACCTTTCGCTCGACTGTGATGGGTACAGTCCGGACTGAACCACGCCAGCCCCACCGGCCGCCCCTGCGTTTCCGCGACCGGATCGACCACAAAAATATCTTCGATGATATGTTTGGTGTCCGGGTGATTAACCAGGTGCATCGCTATCGCCGCCGGGTCGTGATTGATAGCCAGATCAATCGGCCGCCCCATAGCCGC